TAGTTGCGGCTAGTAAGCAAGGGATCATTAATACTCCAAACCATCCCACATAGAGACGATTGTTTGTACTTGTAACCCACTCACAAAACTTCTGCCAATTATTACTAGCGTCTCTTGTAATTGAGATTGCTGCCATTTAAAAAATTCCTGGAATGATTTGACCAGTTGTAACGTAAGCACCAATTGCTGCTACGAAGCCAAGCATTGCTGCCCAGCCATTAAATCTTTCTGCTTCGTGTGTCATTATTATGTTTGTGTTTTTATGTAGTGGTTCGACTATTTGCATAGGAACCACAATTTGTTCAATTGTTTCGTTGTTCATGGTCTGTATTCTGGTCCTACACCAGCTTGAACGCATTTGCCTTTCTTGCTGTCCCACCGGAACCCCGATGGGCAGCGGCGGGAAGCTTGAGGTGTCTTAGGTGCTTTAGGAGCTGGAGGTCTTTTAGGTCTGGGTGGCTCTCTTAGTGTTGTGTATTGCATTAGAAATTATCTCCGAAGGCTTTTTTAATTGCAGCGTTTCTAGCATCTACTGCTCTAACATACTTAGATGTTGGAGAAACATTTTTTTTATTAGTGATTTTTTTCTTAATCGCTTTTAATACTTTTGACATAATTAAAATTTGAGATCTGATCTATCTAGTTTTGCTACAACTTCCTGTCTATATGCAGGGTCATTGTCATATCGAGGATCACTCATAGCTGCAACAAGTTGAGCCTGTGATTGATAAACATCTGTATTAGTTCTTGCAGGCTTACCCTGTAACATTCTTCCTTCGTAACCAGCTGCATTCTGATACTGAGCTAGTAAACCATTGACAGCTAATTGTATAGAATTTCTATCTCCAGTATTTACTAAATTATCAAATGAATTAATTGAATCTTCAGATAAATTATCAGCTGCCCAATTCATAAGAGATTCATACTGCTGTTTACCACCAACTGAATTTTGAATTGAATCAATATCAGATTGATTAACCTCAGGATTCATCCCTAACTCTCTGGCTCTGCCTGATAGATATGCATCAACTGCATCACTAGCTATACCAGCACCAGTTAATTGGTCATGCATTTCTTTAGGTATCTGACCATTATTTTCATAGAAAGTTTTGGCGATACTATAAGGATCTACATTTTTTTCTTTAAATAAATTACCTAAAGTTTCACCATAATCTCTGTTGACACTTTCATAATTTACTGAACCATCTTCCTTATATAGTTGTGGTTCTTCATCTGTAGTTTCTTCTACTTCTTGGGTTTCTTCCCGCCCTTCTTGTAAGCCATCTTTGTCTCCTAATTTTTTTTGTAATTCAACGTATGCCTGTTCAAGTTCTTCAGCATTCTTATATTTACCAGCAAGTAATTCGCCTTGCTGTTCAGCCATCTCTTCTCCAACTTGTAGGGAATCTTGCTCTTCAGCTGTCAGCCCTTCCTGTTGAGGAGTATCATTTACTGTTAAAGTTTCTGCCATTATTCTTCCATAGGTGGTTGTGGTTCTTCAGCCTCAGGTTCTTCTAACATTGCAGGGTTTTTACTTGGGTCCATTAAAGGAGCACTAGCAAGTTGACCCATTTGTTTAGTCATTTCCTGAGCTTGCATCATTTGTTGTTGTTGTTGCATCTCTTGCTGTAGCTGTTCCTTAGTCTTAATTAGGTTAAGAACATCTATACCTTGAGCTGCTGCTAGTCGTTTAATATATTCAGCTGCATCTACATGCTTCATAGCTGCTTCTGGTCCAATAGTTTGAGCCAATGTGGTTATGAATTGAGTAAGTGATTCTCTATCCTGTCCTCTACCTAAAGCATTAACGCCAGCTACTATCTGAGGTCTGACTAAATCTTTAGGAATCTTAGGAATTTCATTATTTCTCTGAAGAATATGTAATGTCCTATTGAGGTAAGGTATGAGAAATTCTACCGTCAGGAGGCTGAAGAGTCCGCCAAGCTGTTGTTCAAGTTCTAGCTGAGTAAGGCGTACCTCCTCTGCTGTAGTTCTCTCGCTTTGTCTGATCTGTAAAACAAGGAATGCTTCATTGATTCTTCTTTCTAAAGTAGAAATCATTTCAGCTGCTGTTCTGAAGTCTGCGGTCTTCCCGACTTGAACGACTTGTACATCTTCTGCCCTTCCCTGTACGATGGCTCCATTTCCAGCCTGAGCTAAAGTTTTTGGCTTCGTAGTTGAAGAGGGACTGACTAGAAAGACGACCTTCGCAGCCGCCGAGCTGCCTTCCGTTAGTGCTTGAGACAAACCTTCTAAAGATTTAAGGTCTCCAAGAAACTCTTCCACCCTTCCACGACCATAGTCTTCTCCGTCCACGGTATTGAAACGTAAAACGAGCCAGGGGTTAGCATTTTTAGGTGCACTACTTCTAGAGCCAGCAATAATTTTATCGAAAACTTCTTGATGCCATACCCATCTGCCGTTTTCTAAGCGGACATAAGTAAAGACTTCTACATCGTTTTCATCAGACTTGTCTTCGTCAATCCCAGTATTGGGTTGTATTGGTTCCTCTAAGTCTGCGTTGAGGACCTGTCGACTGATAAGTTCCTTTGTGACAATCTCGATTACGTTCCCGTTTCCATCTCTATTAACAACGAAACGGTTAAGGGGATAGTGTTTGAGACCATCTTTGCCCATAAATATTAATGCATTCCCAGATACAATTAAGTGTTTTAAAGCTTGGTTAACTACCACTCTGTCAGTAGAAGCATTGATGTAATCCATCACCATTCTCTCCATCTTGGAGAAAGATAGATCCATCTCACTTCTAACTTCAGCTGGTAGATCTACACCTAACTTGTCATCTCTTATTTGTAATTTAAAGAATGTTGTTTGTGGCGGAAGCAAGGCTAATCCAAGCTTTGCTGATAAGTTGACAACAGCTTTGGCTCCAATGCTTTGCCAAGGTGTAAGTAACCTTTTGTGATTAGGACCATTGATGTCATCTTTAATTAGATAGGGCAACGTCAATTCGCTACAGTCAACAGCGGTGTCAAGGAACTGTGTACGACCATTGGTAAGTCGACTGTATCTTTGGCGTGCCACTATCATACGTTCACTCCTCCACTAGGAGTATTTTGAATACCAGTATTAACAGCTGGAGCAGCACCTAAAGCAGCTAAACCTTTTTTAGTTGTTTGCTTATCTCTCTTCTGTTTTGCATTCTGTTGTATCTCTATTGATTCATCTGGCTTCTTAAGTTTTTCATCATCGCCAGCTGCTTGAGCCGCTGGTCCGGCTT